TTCACCTCGCTGCTCACCGCCGTCACTGGGGCTACCTTCGCGATCTACGGGAGCACGGACGGGAACAACAAGGACTACCTGATGATCGAGGGGCAGGGGATCATGACCCGGGTCGGATGACCCAGAGGAGGCACGGATGGCCCGGGAGCGCAACTTCTACTGCTCGGGGCCGGACTGCCTCCGGACTCGGAAGCACTTCGAGGTGGGCGATCACTGGATATGTCGCTACTGCCGGAAGCTGCTGTACAAGGCCCCGGCGAGGTAAGACGAGAAATCGACCGGACTTACGGTTATAACAGGATAGCGGCGCAGCGTCGCTACGGAGGTATTTGAGCATGAGGCGCACCACCCCTGCCCACCAGCGAGTTCTCGCCCGCACGGAGATGGCCCCTGAGACCGGGTGCCTCGTCTTCACGGGCGCCCTGAGACCGGGTGCCTCGTCTTCACGGGCGCGATCCAGTCGAACGGCTACGGCAAGGCCCAGAAGGGCCGTCGGGGCGACGGGACCGACTACACGCACCGGATCGTCTGGCGCGGCCTGATGGGGGAGATCCCCGAAGGGCTCGACCTCGATCACCTCTGCCGCAACCGGGCCTGCGTGAACGTGGCCCACCTGGAGCCGGTGACGCGCTCCACGAACCTGAAGCGGGGCGTCGGCGTCGGCGGCATCCGCGTGAAGAAGGAGGACTGAGATGTCCCAGAAGTGGAACTGCACCGGCTACCCTCTCCCCACGTCCGCCACGCTGGTCAAGGACCGGCTGGTCAAGCACGATGAGGGCATCGAGTCGGCCATCTCCTGCTACGGGGGCGACTCCAACCCCACTGGGGGCGGAACCTGGGGCACTGACCTCGTCGGGGCCTTCTGGTTCAACCGCACCGCCGAGGTAGGCGGGTCCGGCGACGACCGGGGCGGCCACCTCTACGGCTACCGCCAGACCGGCGCGAGCGGCACCTACGAGATGCGGAACCTGAGCATCCGTGGCTTCGTCGCCACCGAGCCCAACACCAGCCTCATCTCGGCCCTCACCGGCTCGGACGTGGGCTGGTCCGTCCTCGATGTCTCCGGGGCCACCACGAGCGCCTACGGGGCCGTCGCCATCCGCCTCCTCGTCGAGGTGAAGGACGCGACGCCTGGGGCCGGGGTCAAGATGGAGTTCCGGATGAAGGACACCACGACCGACGCCGTGACGCGCGCCGTCTACCCGCAGGTCGCGAACCTCACCGGGCAGGCCATCTTCGATCTCGAACTCAACGCCAACGGCCAGTTCGAGTACAAGGTCGAGGCCAGCGGCACGACCTCCTTCAGCTACAACGTGGTCCGCCTCGGCTATTTCGAGAGGGTTTGACCGTGCAGGACTTCTACCTCATGTGCTCTCCGGACGACGAGGATAAGGGCGGCGACACCGTCCACGCCCTCGACGTGGTGGACTTCCGCACCGGGGTAGACTACCGCGAGGGGCGCGGGCGGTACAGCGCGGACGAGATCCGCGAGCACGTCGTGATCCGGGTCGTGGGCGTCCCTGTGACCACCGACCTCTTCGCCGTCCGCCGGTTCATGGAGGAGGAGCACGATGGGGGCCTCGGCGACATCTACCGCCGCCGCCGGGGCTTCTCGAAGGGGCTGGGCAAGGCCCACACCATCGCCCGGATCAAGGCCGTCGCTCCCACCGCCGGGGGCCGCGCCGAGAAGTACACCAAGCGGGGCGTGTGGCAGCCGCGCAACCTGACCGCGACCCTGAACTGGGAGATGTTCCTCGGGCTCCTCTGGGACGTGGTCGAGGACCGGCAGCCCACTGCTGAGGAGGTCGTGAGCTAATGGCGACCACCCGCTATCTCCGCAGCGCACCCGCCGCGTGGTCCGGCAGTAGCGTGTCATACGACGAGAAGGACTTCGTTGAGCACTCCGGCACGAACTACCGCTGCCTTCAGGACCATGTCTCCAGCGCGGGCACCGAGCCCGGTACCGGGGGCGGCGCTGCGTACTGGGCGGTCGCGCTGGTCTACACGACCCTCGCCCTCTGGGAGTCGAGCTTCGGGACGCCCACCGACGACGAGATTGGGGTCTGTCCCGAGCCGGGCTACGACATCGGCCACGCCACGATTGGGTTCGCGAACACGAACGACAAGACGGTGACGCTGACGGTCGAGGACGGGGTCCGCTACTACCAGACGGCTGGCTGGCCCATCGTGCAGGACATCATCGGGGCCTGCGCTGGCTACATCCACCACACCGGGGACTTGGTGATCCTCCGGGGCAACGGAGTGCGGCTCTATTTCGAGTGGCTCCAGTTCACGCCCGCCAGTTCAGGTGTCCGGTGCATGAGGCAGGGCTCCACCTCTCTGAGCAAGATGCTCTCGATCAAGAACTGCATCTTCGAGGGGTCCACCGACCCGACCTGCGCGGACTCGATCAACTTCAACGCCGCCAACTACCAGAACATCGAGATCGCCGGGAACATCTTCTACAAGAGCGGCGACGACGGCATTCAGATCCTGACCAACGCGCCCGGCACGCTCCGGATCTCGAACAACGTCGCCTATAAGTGCGGCGAGTACGGGATCAACATCCTCATCGCTCCTGGGACGTGGGAGGCGAAGAACAACATCGCCATCGACTGTACCACGGCCAACTGGAACGTCATCACCGCCGCGCGCACGAGCGGGATGGCCTACAACGTCGGCGGCGGCACCTTCGTCAACGGCGGGGCCGTGACCGGCTGGACGAACACGAACGTCTACGCGGTCCGGGACATCGTCGCGGATGTCTCCGGCAACGCCTACGTCTGCTACACCGGCCACACCTCGGCTGCGGCGGACAAGCCCGGCGCGGGGGCCAACTGGCGCGACTACTGGGTGGACATGACCCGGATCACGGCGGCCAGCCTCTTCAAGGACGTGACGGACACGGACGAAGACCTGCACCTTCTCGACTCGAACTACAACGTGGTTGTCGGCGCGGACCAGAGCGCCTACCTGACCTACGACATGGACGGCGAGACGTGGTCGAACTGGCACATCGGGGCAGACCAGCCCGTGGCCCCGACCCCGCCGACCGGCAACATTCTCCCGTACGTGATGGCGCTCAACGCCTCTTGGAGGGCATGACATGCAGTATGTGAAGAAGAGTCTCGATCAGGCCATCACCATCGGCCCGGCCAATCAGGTCAGCGGCGAGACCGTGACCCCTGTGACCGGCCTGACCGTCGGGCAGTTCGACTCCCTGGAGTTGATCCAGAACGGCGCGGCGGTCTCCCTGACGGCGCAGACCTTCACCGAGATCGGGAACGGCTACTACACCATCTCCGTGCGCTCCGAGCAGGTCGGCACCGCGCGCTCCGTGAAGATCGGCGGGGCCATCGCCGGGAGCATCGTCCCCTTCTGGAACGACTTCGAGGTGATGAGCGCCAACTGGATCGACTCGGTCCGGGGCGACGAACTCGCCGTCAACGTGACCCACCTCGACGGGAACGCCGTCCAGAACACCGACGGCAGGGTCCACGCCTACGACCACGCCGGGAAGGCCGTCGCCACCGCCACCCAGGTCACCACGGGCATCGCGGCCATCACCGCCGCCATCGTCGCCCTGAACGACATCTCCGCGATCAGCGTCGAGAACGCCGTCTGGGACGCAGTCCTGACCGGGGTGAGCCACAACGACCCGACGAGCGCCGGGCGTCGGCTGCGGCAGTTGACGGACGTGATCCTCCACGAGGGCACGGTCCCGTCCACCGCCTCGACGAACATCTCGATCAAGCTGGACGCCGCCGCCGCCACCTTCGATGGCGCGTACGACCCGGGCATCGTCGCCATCGTCGAGGGGACCGGGGCGGGGCAGAGCCGCCAGATTTGGGAGTACGACGGCACGAACCAGATCGCCTATGTCAACAGGGACTGGAAGCGCGTCCCCGACGACACGAGCGTCTTCCAGATCGTCTCCTCGGCGGGCGACACGCACGTCAACGAGGGCAAGGCGCAGGGCGGCGGGGCGAACACGATCACCCTGAACGCGCTCGCGAGCAGCGACGACGACGCCTACGTGGGCCAGTCCTGCTTCATCTCGGCGGGCACCGGGGCGGACCAGAGCGAGATCGTCATCGCCTACAACGGCTCCTCGAAGATCGCGACCGTCGAGAAGAACTGGGAGACCCCGCCGACCGCGAACTCGATCTACGCCATGCTGCCGGTTCACCAGCACACGCCGACCGAGTTGGTCAGCAACGTCACCGCCGGGCTCGTGAGCTACGGAGCCGCGCTCGACCTTACCGTCTCGAAGGAGGCCACAGCCGCCAAGGACGCGACCGTGGCGAAGGACGCGACGGTAGCCAAGGACGCCACCGTGGCGAAGGAAGCCACCCTCGACGCCGGGATCTCGGCCATCACCGCCCAGTTGGGTGCGCTGAACGACATCTCCGTGGCCGACATCCTCGCCGCCTCGATGACCGAGCTTGCGGCGATCCCTGGCGCGAACCCGACGCTGGAGCAGGCGCTCATGCTGGCCTTCATGACCCTCCGGAACCGGATCGACCAGACCTCCTCGGCCTACAAGGTTCACAAGGACGACGGCTCGGCGCTCGCCACGAAGGTGACCACCGACGACAACACGACCTTCCGCCACGAGAAGATGTCCTGATGGCGGTGGACACGCGCGACAAGCGGGCCTCGGCGACCTCGGTGGGGATGCCCTACCTCCCCCACCTCCCCGCGCCGGATGGCGACCCCTCCGAGCAGGGTGACCGGGCGCAGGCGGCGGGGCTCTACCGGGGCATCCTGCCGTCGCTGGCCGTGCGGCTGTACCGGCAGATCCTCGACGTAGTCTTCCGGAACCACACGATGGAAGTCCGTGACACGGAACACGAGATGGACGTACTCGACCGGGACCACACCTTCGAGGTGCAGGTCCGTGAAGGAGAAAGTTGATGGCAAGCTCCCCGATCATCCTCCGGAAGCCGTTTTACACGAGCGTCAACCACCGCGTGAACGTCTACTTCTTTCAGGACGGCTCGCGGAAGAAGGCCCAGGACATGACCGGAAAGACCCTGACCGCGAAGGCCAAGGACGCGGGCGGGTCCACCGTGACGTATTCCCTGACCGGCACGAACCTCACGCTGGGCCGGGCCTACTTCACGACCACCGGGGCCTCCCACACCACCGTGGGCAAGATCGAGTTTCAGGTACTGGCCGACGGTGTCCCGCGCGAGCGGTACGAAGGCACCGTCGTGGCGTCGCTGTGAGCGCCGTGAAGTGGCTGCGCGGGTGGGGCGCTGTACTGTGCCTCGTCCCCATGATCGTCATCGGGCTCATCGGCTACGGCGAGGTCAAGGCCGACGTGAAGGCCAACGCCGAGAGCATCCGGAGGATCGAGGAGAGCGTGAAGGACGCCCTCCGCGACTTCCGCCTGGAGAACCGTGAGGACCACAAGGCAATTCTCGACCTGATCGAGAAGCTACGCGACAAGCTGGAGGCGAAGTGATGTCGAATGAAGCTGTTTCCGCCCTGAAGGGGCTCCCCGCCCTGCTGACCGGACTGGCCCTGTCCGTCGCCGAGACCGACGCGGCCTTGAGCAAGGTGCAGATCGAGCGGCTCGTAGCCGTGGCGAAGTACCTGCCGAAGCTGAAGGACGAACTGGACCTGAGCGCCGAGCAGGCGTTCGCGCTCGTCCAGGGGCTCCTCCACCAGACCATGAGGACCGCCACCACCGAGATCGTGGCGCGCGGTGACGTGAGCGTCCGGACCTCCCTCGACGTGAGCGCCGACCTGACCGTCGGGTTCGCTCCCTACGTCGGCCTGACCGCCCACGGGGCGTACGGGAAGCAGACCGCCGAGTCGTGGGGCTGCGAGGTGCGGTCCGTGCTGGCCTGCACCCCCGCCGACGCGGAGATGGTCGCCCTGATCGTCGGTCGCGCCCAGGAGCGGGCCGCCAGCGACCCCGAGGCCCCGAGCTTCCTCAAGGAGATGCTCCCCGACCTCGTGGCGCTCCTCGGCAAGAAGGACGACGGAGGTGAGGCGTGAGCACCGTCGAAGCCATCGTCATCCTGACCCCGGTCGTGCTGGCCGCCCTCGGGCTCGCCGCCAAGGCCCTCGGCTGGAAGAAGGCCGCTGAGACCATCGCCGTCGTGGTGGAGGAACTCGACGACCCCAGCCTGAAGGAGACCATCCGGATCATGTCCATCCGGAAGGGCACCTCGAAGCACGTCGCCGTCCTGGCGAAGAAGGCCGAGAAGATCGTGAAGCGCCTCTGACGGACATCACCCTCATAGTTGCCCCCGGTGGGAGCCTCCCTCGCCCAGCGCGAGCCCGCCGGGGCTTCCCTACGCCCCCTGAGCGCCCCTGGAGGCTCTCCCCCTCTCGTCACACCACGAAGACCCCCCGAAGGCCGTCAGCACCCCCTCACGGGCCTCTCACGAGACGCTGGAGGAACCGGAAGGAACGGAGGGGCGGCTGGCGCGAGTGCTGACCCCGGCCCCGGCCCCGTAGTTGAGAACCCGGCGCAGTGCCGCCGAAGGGCACGTAAGTCCTTATGTAGCAACGACCGGCCTCGAAGAATTTCGCCCACAGCGAGAAATTTGCGGTCGTAAGTCCTTATTCCACGTCGGGACTCGCCGGGAGCCTCTCCTCCTACAGCCCTCCAGCACCCCTCTATGGTCTGATAACTGAGATCGTATACAATCTGGCCTCGAATTTCCTCATCGTCGCAAGCCCCGGCCCGTGTGGAGGTTAAGGTGTGTCGGCGAACTTTTCCGAGTGAATTCTCCTCTGATCTCTCAGATCGTTGCCCCTTTTAAAGACTGGGCGGGCAAGGCTCGGCCAGGATGCAAAAGCGATGTCCTCTTCTGTCTCTTCTAATCAGCCCCGTCCAGCCCCTCCGGAAAGAAGAAGAAGAAAAGGCGGGGAGGGAGGGATTTGATGTGGTGGTTGCAAGCAGGCTGGTTCACCAGACAGAACGGAAGGGCTGGTGCGGACCGGAACGAGGCCGAAGGCCAGGGGGTTGGAAGATCACCTCACTCCTTCATCCGGCAACCGGGGCGAGCACCGCAGTCGCGAAGCGACGAAGGCGCGGAAGGTCCGAAGTCTCTTCTTCCTCTTCTTCTTGTCGAGAAGTATGAACATCAGGAGGGGAGGAGGGAGCTTTCGTCTCGATTTCGGAAATCAAGTCGATTTCTCACGGAATTTTGGTCTGATCTTCAGGATCACACCCCCTTTATACCTATAGAGGGAGTGGTTCCCTCCAGGCGGGCCGATGGCATTGCGTTGTTCCCCTACTATCGGCGGCCCGCTCTTCCCCCGGCTCGTCATGAAAAGAACACGGTTGTCGCGCGCAAAGCGACGGCGAGCCGGGGACATCACCTTGCATCCCACGGCGAGACGTAGAGCACCGGAGGGCCACACCCCCTCCCCCGGCCCCACCGGCTTCATGCCGCGTCTCGCCTGTCTATTTCGAGCGACATCGCTCGTAGAAACCGCTCAGTGTGACGCGGATCGTTATCAGGCTGAAGGTCTTCTGTGTAGTTCTCCTTGTTTGTTGGGCGGCTCGTAGCCGTCCTAAGTCCGGCAACGGCGGGGACTTCTGTCTCCCTGGCTGAAACCCCGCCCGCCGGGCTGCCCTTTCGGCACGCCCCGTGCTCTATGTCTGGGCGTCCGATAGTGGACAGGAGAACACAACGCATGGAGCACTTCACCGACAGCTACGTCCCCACCACCGCCCCTGCCGCCGACAACGACGCGCGGAAGCGGTGGAACGGCTTCCTGGCCTTCCACCGGGCGAACCCCGCCTTCTGGGGCCTCTTCAAGCAGTACGCGCAGGAGCGGATCGACCGTGGCTTCCGGAAGTATTCGGCCACGACCATCGCGCACCTGATCCGCTGGCACACCGACGTGCCCGGCCAGAAGACCGACGAGGTCGTCACGGCTGACGGAGAGGTCATCAAGGTTTCCATCAACGACCACGTCGTCCCCATCTACAGCCGCCTCTGGATGGCCCTGCACGGCGAGCAGCACAAGGGCTTCTTCAGTATCCGCGTGCCGAACAAGGCCAACCACGACTGGACCATGCAGCAGATCGCGGGACTGATCGAGGAGGAGGCCGCGACCCCTCCCCCCGAGCAGCCCGCCCTGAACACCCTCCCCAAGGAAGGGGACGAGGTCAGCTTCATCATCCAGCCCGGCAGCCAGAGGGCTTTCGGGACCGTCGGGAAGGTCTTCTGGAGCGAGGACGCGGCCAAGCACTACGCTCGCGTCACCGACAAGCTCACGGGCGACAGCGTCCCCCGCTGGCTCTCGGACCTGAAGGTGGTGTCGTAATGGCCCGCCCCGAGATGCCCACCGAGGACGAACTCAACCGCCTCTTCGACGAGGCGTGGACCGAGACCGAGCAGGACTTCGACGAGGTCTTCGCCATCGCCCTGGCCCACGACTGCAAGAAGGAGGGCTGCTGCGATGAGTAGCGCGACCGAGTACCCCGCGTGGGTTGTCAAGCTGGCGAAGGAGTGCGGCACCGACCCGGCCACCGTGCAGGAGCAGGCGAACAACTTCTGGACCGACGTGGTCAGGTGCATCGGCCTTGACCACGACGCCGAGGTGCTGAGGGCCGTCCGCCGGATGACCATCCTGGCCGGGAGGGACTTCGAGGAGGAGCGGTACGACGCCGAAGAGGCGGGCGTCGAGGTGGGTGACGACTTCGCCGAGCTTTTGCGCATGGACGAGGGGGCGAAGGTCTTCAGCGACTTCCAGGCTGCTACCGGGCTCGACCTTGGGAGCCTCCCGAAATGACCGCTGCGACCGAGTACCCCAAGTGGCTGGTCGAGAAGGCGAAGAGGTGCGGGGTCACCCCCGGTCACCTCCACGACTCCTACGGGCTCTTCTGGGACACCTTCGAGCATACCGTCTACGGGCTGCACGGCGATCAGGTCGAGCGGGCCGTGAAGCGTCAGGCGATGGCCCACGAACTCGATCTCACCGAGGAGGAGTGCTCCGAGGCGTGGATCAAGTCGATGGAAGACTTCTGCGACATCGCCCTGGCTGGGTTCAAGGAGCACCGCGAGCGGATTGAGCGCGAGAGGCGGGGCTACTGATGAGCGCCACGACGAAGACCCTGCTCTGGCTCGCGCTCCCCATCTCGCTCCCAGTCCTCCACCGCCTCGGCCCCGAGTGCGAGACTATTTCGGCCATCTGCGGCGGCATTACCTGCCTCTGGGTGCTCTGGACCGCCTTGCTCTTCCTGAAGTGGATGATCCTCGACCTGCTCTGACAGACAAGAGGTAAAGATGGATTTTCAAAAGACCGATAGTCATGGTAGAATGCCTCCGGTCGCATCCGCCTGCGAGTGTCTGTTTCACTGTGGGTGTCGCGCCGAAGCGGACAAGGCGAAGATCGCGCAGCTTGAGGAAGAGCGCGACGCCCTGTACGAACTGCTCGTGGAGAAGACGAAGGAGAACTACCAGCTATGGGTAAGCCGTCGCCGTTGAAGCCGCCGAGTCCCGACCATCCGGGGTTCGAGGGGAACTACGAGGGGGCGATCATCGCGGAAATCGCGTCGAAGGTCTACGAACGGTTCCTGCGCTCGTCGTCCCCCGCCGTGCGGTGCGTCGCGGACGACTGTTACGGCGAAGCGTGCCGGGGCGTAATGGAGGAGATCGAGCGGTTCCGGAGGCAGTGCAATGGATACCTCCCGCCGCTTGAGCCGCACATGGGCATCCTCTACAGGGAGGCATACCGCCGTGCCAACCGCTTCATCGCCCGGATCGTCCGGTGGCAGCGGGACATCAAGGACGACGGCAAGCCCGTTGGGGTGCCGGATTACGAGGACGTGCTCGACTACGACGGGCAGGTCCGCGACGACGACGACTCGCTCATCAACTTCACGACGCCGCCCCTGGTCGCGTCGGCCCGCGTGGACCCGGACGCGCCCCTCGGACTCGCGGGTGGCTCGTTCCAGAAGCTGCACGATGCCGTCCGGGACGCGGTGAGCGAGAAGGAGTACGAGGCCCTGATGGACCGCGCCGGGATCTGGAAGGGTGCGCTCTTCGGCAAGGAGGGGGGCAAGGCCCTCCAGAAGACGGTGATGGCCGCGCGCCAGAAGATGCGGCAGAACCGCGCCGTCCTCGCCGCCGTGAAGGAAATCGACGAATGCCTGTGACGACCGAGGAGTACCGCCTGAAGCGCGCACTGACCCATTCCAAGGTAGACATCGTCACCGGCTGCTGGCACGCCGTAGGGAGCAGCGCCCGCCCCGTGGACACTCGCCACGAGATCCGGGTGGTGCTCTTCAAGGCGTTCCGGGACACCCCGCAGGGGGACGTGAGAGCCGCCTGCGGCGACCCGACCTGCGTCTCCCCCTTCCACTGCGAGGAGTGCAGCGGGACGGAGGGGCTGGCCGTAGAGAAGGCCCTGGCGCAGGCTGACGCGCGAGGCAACGAGAAGGCCAAGCTCGACATCGCCAACGTCGCGCCACCGAAGGCCGCGCCCACCAAGCGAGACGAGAACCCCTACCCCGTGGCGAGGGACGATGGACGGTGAGATGTCGGAGGAGATGCTCGTGATCGCCACCCGGATCAGCAAGAGCCTCGCCAAGCAGCACGCGGGCTACTACGACGCCGGGCTTGGGTTCGACGACCTGAAGCAGGTCGGCCTGATGGGGGCCATCATTGGCTTCCGGGCCTACGACCCCGCGAAGGGGGCATCACTGCCGACGGTCATCTTCACCTACGCCCGCAACGCGATGAGGTACGAGCTTCGGCAGGTCAGCCGGGAGCGCCCCTCCTCGACCGTCCAGATGCCGGAGAAGCTCGACCCGGCCACCGAGGAGCCCGAGGGCCTCTCGCCGGACGAGGAGCGGATGCAGGACGCCGTGGAGACGCTCCCACGCGACCTGGGCGGGATCATCGATATGCTTTTCGTCGAAGGCATCAGTCAGGCGGACGCGGCCCGGAGGCTGGGGGTCTCCGTATCGACCGTGTCCCGTCGGAAGCTGAAGGCGTTGGCATTGATTGAGGAGGCATACGAAGGATGATGGAATGCAAGAGAGATGCACTGTACTGGGTAGTCGGCGCAGGCGGGTACATCGCCAGGAGCCACTTCGCCGCCATCAAGGCGACGGGGGGCCGGATCGCTGGGATCTGCGACCTCCGCGATAGCCTCGGGCAGATCGACGCCTTCGAGAAGGACGTGCCGGTGTTCTCGGACTTCAACGAGCTTCTCCTCGACGCGGGCTTCGAGACCGGCGGGGACCGCTACGTGGTCATCTGCACCCCGAACGACCTCCACCGGGCACAGGCGATTGACGCGATGGAGGCCGGGCTCAACGTGGTACTGGAGAAGCCTGCGGCCCTCACCGCCCCTGGGGCCGAGGACATCCTCGCGGTGCAGCGTGCGACCGACCGGGAGTGCTGGCCGGTCCTTCAGATGCGGCTCCACCCGGACCTCATGGACCTGAAGCGGAAGATCGTGGACGAGAAGCTCGACAAGCTGCACGTCGGGATCGACTACGTCACCTACCGGGGTCCGTGGTATCACGCCTCGTGGAAGGGCGGCCACCGGAGGAGCGGAGGCATCGGGCTCAACCTCGGCGTCCACCTCTTCGACCTCGCCCAGTGGCTCTTCGGCTACGACCCGGAGATGGTCGTCGGCGGGGCCAGGATCACGGACGACTCCTTCTCAGGCGTCCTCTGCCTGCCGCGCGCCACGGTGACCTTCAACATCGCCACCGGGAACGAGGGCTTCAGCCGTACGATGGACATCGCGGGCTTCGGCACCTACGACTTCACGAGCGCCGTGGACCTGCACACCGCTTTCTACGAGCATATGCTGCTTGGCAAGGTGGCCTCGCTGGAAGAGGCCATTCCCGCCATCCGTATCGTCAACTCGCTGGACAAGAGGGCCTGACATGGACATCCTTGCTATCGCTCGCTGGAACGTGGAGAAGGGCCTGACCTGCAAGGCGGGCCACGTGGACATCCCGGCGCACGATGGCGAGATCGTCACCCTCTTCGGATACCGTCTCACGGACGAGGCTGCCGCAAGTGTCGGCATCCCAATCATTTACGCCCGTAGCTCCGACGAAGCCTGCTCGGTCTACGCGCTCATGCTCACTGCAATCGAAGCCGCATCGGGGGAAGCGGCCCACGGAGGAAAGTCGTGAAGACCCTGTTCACTCTCATCCTGTTCGTCGCCCTGGCCGTCGGCTGCGCCACCCCGCCCCCGCCCGCTCCCCTCCCCGTACCGGAGCCGGAGCCCGAGAACCCCTACGCACACCAGACGTTCCAGCCGAAGTACCTGACCTCCACGGTGGAGATCACCACCTACTACTCCACGCTGCCCACCAAGTTCCGGGCCTCCCACTCGATCACCCCGATGGCGGGGACTGACGAGACCGGCCAGCCCTACGTCGCTCGTGGCAGGGGCACCGGAGTGGTCCTCGGGAAGATCGGCGCAGAGAAGGTCTGGGTGCTGTCGGCCAAGCACGTCCTCGCCAACGCGGACAAGGTGACTATCTCCAACGGCGACGGGACCGAGTACGAGGCGGACATCGCCACCCGATACCTGATGAAGGACAACGACCTGGGCGTGATCGGTGTGATCTCGGCGGACCTCTTCGGCAAGGTGACGAGGGCCTCCTTCTCGGACGAGCCGATCCTCCCCGGCTACATGCTCTGGCAGATCGGGTGCGCCCTCGGCGGCGACAAGATCCCCGCGTACGGCCCGGCCCATCTCGGCGGTCGGAAGATTTTCAGCGGCTTCTTCGCTCGCGCTGGTGTCCACACGCTGCCCGGCAACTCCGGCGGCCCGATCTTCTACAGGGGCCACTGCATCGGGATCGTCTCCGCGATCCTCGTAAACCGCAGCACCCGGCAGCTTTACAGCCACCTGACGTTCTACGTGCCGGGCGACGAGATCCTGAAGTTCGTCTTCGAGTGGTCCGAGGCCAGCGCCAAGGGGGACTGACATGAAGAAGCTGTTCGAGTCCGCAGGGGATGTCCGGATGGTCCTCCTCGACCAGGGTGGCCTCCCCATCTTCGCGTTCGACTGCCCGGACTGCGGGTCGCTGGTGGGCTTTCTGCACCCCTGCACCGAAGAGGAATTCGAGGTCGAGTGCCCCGGCTGCCACGCCGAGACGACCGCCGTCACTGACACCTTCGGAAAGGAAGCCTGACCATGTGGGACTTCATTCTCTACCTCTGCGCCACCGTCCTCGGCCTCATGATCGTCGGGGGCCTCCTCGCCGTTGCCAACCACGTCATCACCCTGCTGGAGCGGCTGGTGGAGGCCCAGGAGCAGATCGCGGGCGTCGAGGAGAAGAACGACGAGGTCGGGTTCACCGGCCCCGAGCAGTGCTGCAAGCTGGAGCCGGGACAGCCGCACCGTGCCCACCCCGGTCGTCCCTGCCCCTCCAAGGAGGTCTGACATGGGTCTGTTCAGTCGTGAGCCCCGCCGCTCCGATCAGTTGCGCGCCATCCTCACCGGGGCCACCGCCGGGATGAAGGTCGTCCGGGGCGTGTGGGAGGAGAAGATCGCGAAGCTGGAGGAGAAGCTCGAAGCCGCCGCCGCGCGCATCGCGGAACTGGAGGCCGAGCGGGACCGGCTGCTGGCGCAGAAGCACGGCATCTCGGTCTACGACCCCTTCGGACAGGCCGACCTCGGTGCCTGCCCCTGCCTGAGCGCCGACCACGAGAACCCTCACTGCGAGTGGTACGTCAAGCGGCAGGACGAGGGCTTCGGAGGCGACCCTGACGAATGGCCCGGAGGCTGCTGACATGCCCGTCTGGCAGATGCGCGAGGAGATCGACGACCTGAAGGAGAAGCTCCACTACGAGCGGAAGACACGGTCCCTCGCCATCTACCTCGGCTTTCTCGGGGGCGTCTTCTTCACCATGCTCGTCGAGGCCGGGATCGGGATGATCCAGTGAAGCTCTGGGGCTCCATCCGCAAGGTGCTGCTGAACGTCGCGTCGGACTTCGTGGAGGTCAACGAGGATCTGGAGCGCGTCACGGTCGCCACCGCCGGAGGAGCCGACCTCTACCCGCGCGGCTACAGCGTGCCCGAGGCCGAGGTCACCATCCGCGCCAGGGCCGCTCAGAAAGACGGGCGGATCTTTCTCTTCGGGCTGGGAGGCGCGGAGAGCGAGGAGGAGAGCATCGAGGTCACCGTCAAGGCGACGGTTCGCACGACCCCTCTCAACACCGAGGAGTTGACCATGATCGCCACCACGAAGGAGAAGGAGATCGAGGCCAAGCTCGCGGAACGGAACATCAAGAGGGCCAGCGATGGTAGCTGGACGCTGGAGGAGACACATGGATAGGTTCTGGGACAAGGTCAGCGTCGGGTTCGGCACGGACGCCTGTTGGACGTGGACGGCGGCGAGGGACCGGCACGGCTACGGCCTTTTCTGGTCTGGCGGCAAGATGGGCCGCGCCCACCGCTTCGCCTACGAGGCATTCGTCGGCCCCATCCCGGAGGGTCTGGAACTCGACCATCTGTGCCGCAACCACGCCTGCGTCAACCCGGCCCATCTGGAGCCGGTCACCCACGCGGAGAACGTGCGCCGTGGTATCGGTGGGAAGATGGGCGGCCAGCGACAGAAGGCCAAGACGCACTGCCCGCAGGGGCACCCCTACGACGAGGCCAACACCTACGTCCGCCCGAACGGTGACCGCGAGTGCCGGACGTGCCACCGGGAGCGGAGCCGCAAGCATATGCGCAAGCGCCGCCAAACCCCCCTGAAGGAGACACGATGAAGAACCCCCTGAAGAAGCTCTGGAAGGCACTGGGGCCGAAGATCAACCGCCCCGACGACGAGGAGTACACCCCGGAGGAGCCCCGCCGCCCCACCGTCAACGAGATCGAGGGACGGGAGGTCGAGATCCCCGCGCGCAGCACCGAAGAGCCTCTGAGGGTCCACTACGACCTCAGCGTGATGCCCTCCACCGGAACCTGCGGACTCGGCACCTTCGTCACCTACCTCGGCCCCAGGGAGAGGATCGTCCCCCTCTCCGACACCGAGAAGTACGACGAGGTCTGCGTCACCGCCCGGATGACCCCTGACGGGGGCCTGATCTGCGAGGGATGCGGCATGACCGTCTACTCCCGCGTCGGCCACCCGAAGTACAATGCCCTCGACCACGACCGGAGGTGCTCGCGTGGAGGGTAAGAAGCCCACCGCAGACGAGGTGCTGGCTTACCTGACCACCCACGTGAACCCGGTGCTCAAGAGCTACTTGGTTAGCCCGATCCACGCCGGGATGACCTGGGCCGACGCCGCCTACGTGCTCGGGTGTGCCGTGCTCCATCAGGACGCCGTCCTCGACGCCTTCATCGGCGACAAGCTGAAGGAGAACGACCCCGAGGAACCACCGAAGCCGTCCGACCCGCCGCCCTCGAAGGCGTAACCCCCTACGGGGAAGGGATTTACAAGATGCTGGAATGCAAGAACCCCGACGCACCCCTCGTGAAGCTCTGGGGATTGGAGCGATCTTTCACGAACTGGCTCTTCTGGTCACTGTCTGATAACATGGACGTGACGGTGCTCTCGAACCTGGGCGGATGGAAGCACATGGTACCCCCGGTTTTCACCCCGAACGACTGCAAGTGGGGGCCGCAGACGCCGACGCCGAAGACGCACCCCAACGCGACGATCTGGCCGGTGCTTCAGGAGGCCCTCCGGGGACAGCGTCCGGTCCACCACGTCTTTTGCGTGAAGGAGCCGCTGCCGTGGGTGGCCTCGTACTGCGCCTACCGGGGAGCGGGGAAGGACCGCAAGCTGCTCGCGCAGTCGTGGAACGATGCCGTCCGCCACTACCTCGCCCGGCACAACGCGGGGCAGGGGCTCGTGGTGAGCTACAGGAGCCTGCTGACGGCGTTCGACGCTGGGCTCGACCGGATTGCCATGCACGCCGGTCTGAAGGCCCTGAGCACCCCTTACCGCCGCCGTGAGAGGTCCATGAGCCGTGGAGGGGACGGGACCACGTCGGAGCAGGCCGAGACGAGGAAGAAGTTCCACCCGACCCGGTACACGCTGGACTCGGGCTGGAAGAAGTTCCTGACGCTGGACGAGCAGGCCGCATTCATGGAGCACATCGACGTGCGGCTCCTGGCCGAGTTGGAGCGGATCGACCCGGTCCCTCCGGAGCGCGTCTTCGACAACGGATGGGGGAACTGACATGCTGTCCAAGCCGAACGAGGCCCTCCGGCGCATCTGGTCGGACCTGAACGAGGTTGTCACCTACGGTGACCCCTCCGACGCCGACCTCCGGGACGCTCCCCTCATCGCCATGCTGCTCCACTACTGCACCCAGGCCGACCGCGAGCGGTGCCCGGTGGACCCATGCGCCATCTGTACGGGGGCCAAGACGCGCGTGCCGCCGAGTGAGCGTGCCCGCCTCGCCACCATCCGCACACGCTACCTCGCCGACCGGACTGCCGGGGCCGAGGCCATGTGCGACTACGTCGAGAGCAAGATGACGCCCGAGGAGCGCCGCCGGAACGACCTGCGGTTCAAGCTGGGCCTGTAGCCGATTTTCACAAACCGAACCTTGGGGGAGGGACGGAGGCTGTAAACCTATGAGTACCAAGCAGTTGCGCGTGGGCCTTGTCGTCGCCCCGGGGCTGGAGAGCTTCATCAAGCCCGTGGTCGAGACCGGCCCCGACGATGTCCAGTTCGTTCCCCTCACCAAGGTGCCCGACCCGACCGTGGACGTGACGTTCTGCGAGTGGGCCAACGAGACGGCCATTCAGGTCACGGGAGCGCACAAGCAGGGGCCTATCGTGGTCCGCTGCCACTCCTACGAGGTCTTCGCGAACGTCCAGCGGCAGAACCCGGGGACGGGCCAGCCCGAGACCGTGCCCATGCTCGCCGCGATCAACTGGGAGAACGTGGACACCCTGGTCTTCGTCGCGCCCCACGTCCGGGACTTCGCCATGAAGCACTACGGCCCGCAGATCATCGCCAACGGGAACGGCCCCGAGATCGTGGTCATCCCCAACGGGGTCGATCTTCAGAAGTTCGAGGTCAGCCCTTCCAAGGACTACATGGGCAAGAACGTCGCCTGGGTGGGCTCGATCAGCAACAAGAAGGGGCCGGAACTCTTCGCGCAGGCCGTGGCCGAACTCGCCGAGCACGATGACGGCGTCCGGTTCCACGTCGCGGGCGAGTACACCGACCCCCGCTACTTCGCCTACTTCTCCGACTTCTTCGAGAAGGCTGGGCTGGCGGACCGCGTCAAGTTCTACGGGAAGGTTCCCGCCGAGGAGATGCCGAAGTGGCTGGAGGACAAGCAGTTCATCCTCTCCACCTCGCCGTGGGAGTCGTTCCAGTACGCCGTGGCCGAGGGCATCCTCTCCGGCCTCTATCCGCTCGTCCACGCATGGCCCGGCTGCCCGTGGCCCGGACAGTGGACCGACAGCTTCGGGCTGATCGAGCAGTACGACAAGGCGCGCGAGAAGGGCTTCGCCCACTCGAAGGAGTGCATCCAGTTCGTCAAGGACAACTACGACCTCGCCGACCGTGGTGCCGACCTGATCGACCTGCTCCGGGAGAGCGCCGCCCTCGCCCCCAAGCCGAAGGTCGGGCTCTGCATGATGGCCCGCGCCAACGACCCGCTGCTGCTCAAGGCCATCGAGAGCGCCAAGGGGCACGTAGACGGCGTCTTCCTCTGCCTCGACGCCCGGCACACCCCGTACGACCTGAAGGCCGTCACGGACCTCGTGGAGTCCTTCGACGTGCCCTTCAAGGTCGAGACCGTCGAGCCTCCCCTCTACGAGGGCGTGCTCCACTTCTCCGACTTCCGGAACATGACCCTGCGCCTCGCGCTTGAGGGGGGCATGGACTGGGCCTGGGTGCTCGACTCCGATGAGTTCATCCAGAAGGGCGCGGGGATGATCCGCGAGTCGATCTACGCGGCGGCCTACAAGCCCGAGGTCAACTCGGTCCTCTGCACGGTGGACTGCTACACCGACGACGGGGCCACCGCGACCGAGAGCGCCGTCAACATCCGGGGCCTGAAGCTGGTCGGGGACGGCATCCTCACCTACCGCTACCCGATCCACAACCAGCTTTACGGGGACAAGAAGTCCGTCGCCAACACGGACATCGTCATCAACTCCTCCTACCGGGGCACGCTGGAGGAGCACGTCAAGCGGTCCCTCCCGTCCCTCATGAAGATGTACGAGGCCGAGGCCAAGGCCGAGAAGGCTGCCCTGACCGTCGAGGACGAGGAGACCGCCGACCAGCACCGGCAGGCCCGCCTCCACTCCATGTTCTACATCGCCCGCTCGTACGTGGCCCTGAAGGACGCGGACAACCTGAAGCGGTGGGCGCGCATGTACGTGGACGCCAACGGCGAGGACGCCAGCGCGGCGGGGATCTACTTCCACCTCATCAACGCCCACCATCAGGGCAACGAGGCGGAAGAGGCGATGGACATCCTCAAGGAGGCTCTCACCATCCACCCGGAGCACCCGGACCTGAACCACCTGATGATGACGGTCAGCGCCCTGAAGTGGTGGGCGGGCTGCCGGGACCAGGGCCAGTACACCGGGCTGCCGCTGGCGACGAAGGGGCCGGAAGACGCCCTGCCGCAGGTCGCCCCGATGCTCGGGATGCCCCTCAATTTCGCGAACCTCTCGTAGGGCTCGCGCGCCGGGCTCCGGTGGGACAGACCGCCGGGGCTCGGTTATAACAGGGTAAGGAGCAAGCACTTATGAGCGACGACACCCAGAGCAACTTCGACGAGCCCAACTGCCCCGCATGGCGGGAGTGGGACCGGACCATCGTCGAGCGCCACCCCAACGCCCAGCCGCCTCCCATCGAGCGCCGGGCACGCAAGGCCCTCGTCGAGCATCTCCTCACCCACAAGAACTGGGCCGTGACCGCCGTCGCCAAGCACGTGGCCGAGCGGTTCAAGGTCTCCACCCGGGCCGTCCTGAACGACGTGGTGCAGATCGAGCGCCGCTGGCTGAAGCACGACGAGAAGTACGCGCAGAAGGCCCGCACCCGCGTCGTCCGCCGCCTGGAGGAACTCTGGGAGCGCGCGTGGAAGGACGAGAAGCTCATGCTCTGCCTTCAGATCAACAAGGAGATCGCCCGCGTCCTCGGCATCACCGACAAGGGCATCGAGGTCAACGTGGGCCGTGACCACGCCCGCCGCGAGGCCGTGCTCCGTGACCCCAACGCCCGGAAGGCCATTCAGGACGCCCTCGACGCCGACGCCGACGCGACCGAGAGCCCCTGATGAACCAGAGCCTCCACACGGCAAGGGCGGCCAAGGCCGATGAGTTCTACACCCGGCTTGCGGACATCGAGAAGGAGCTTCGCCACTACAGGCGGCACTTCAAGGGGAAGCGCGTGCTCTGCAACTGCGATGACCCGGCCACCAGCAACTTCCCTCGGTACTTCGCGGAGAACTTCGACGACCTGGGCCTCCAGTCACTCGCCTCCTCCTATATCGACTTCCGTAGCCCCGAAGCCGTGGCGCTACTCAGGGAGGCGGACATCGTCGTGACGAACCCGCCCTTCAGCCTCTTCCGGGAGTACATCGCGCAGTTGATCGAGCACGGGAAGCAGTTCCTCATCATCGGGAGCCTGAACGTGGCGACCTACAAAGAGGTCTTCCCTCTCTTCAAGGAGGGGAGGCTGTGGATGGGCGTGACCGGCGGGAGCATGGCGTTCCGGGTGCCGGACAGCTACGAGCCGAGGAAGACGCGGTACTGGCAGGCCGAGGACGGGCAGAAGTGGCGCAGCCTCGGGAACTCCTATTGGTTCACGAACTTGCACCCGGACACGCTCCGGCCTCCCCTCGCCCTGACCAGGGCCTACGACCCGGAGACCTACCCGACCTACGACAACTACGACGCGATCAACGTGGACCGTGTCGCCGACATTCCGGTGGACTACGACGGCGAGATGGGCGTGCCGATCACGTTCCTCTTGAAGCACAACCCGAAGCAGTTCGAGATCGTCGGCATCGACCGGCAGCTAACGCTTGCGGAGAACGGGAAGACGAGCCGGTTCTTCATCGAAGGCAGGGAGATTTACGCCCGCATCATCATCAGGAGGAAGCCCTGATGGCGAAGCTGAAGCCCGAAGAGGTCGAGTGGTGGTCCCACTTCGTAAACCCTGTCCAGTTCGCCATTTACACCGACCCCTTCCGCCCCGGCTCCGCGAAGAGGTACCGACGCTCCCCTCATCTCGACTTCATCGGTGAGAAGATCGCCGAGGCCGCCTTCGAGGGGAACCGCTTCATCATCCTCAACACCCCTCCACGCCACGGCAAGTCCCGCCTCGTCTCCCAGTCGGCCCCCGCGTGGTACCTCGAACTCTTCCCGGACCGCGATGTCATCATGACCAGCCACTCGCAGGAGTTGGCGACGAAGTTCGGACGAGAGGTCCGGAACACCATCATCGACAACGAGGACAAGCTGACCGTCCGCCTGAGCCCCGACAGCAAGGCCAAGCACCGCTGGAACACCCAGGAGGGCGGGGGCATGGTCAGCATCGGCGTGGAAGGGGGCATCACCGGCTTCGGCGCGCACCTCATCCTCATCGACGACCCCTTCAAGACGCGGCTGGAGGCCGAGAGCCCCACCTACCGGCAGCGGGTATGGGATTGGTGGACGGACACCCTCTCGTCCCGGCTGGAGCCGAACGGGAGCGTGGTCATCATCATGCAGCGGTGGCACGGGGACGACCTCGTAGGCCGCCTGATCGAGCAGATGAAGACCAACAAGGACGACCCCGACCAGATCCAGTGGGAGGTCATCAACCTGCCCGCCATCATCGAGACCCCGGAGCAGGCCGAGGCGTGCCCGCTGGGCCGGGAGATCGGCACCCCTCTCTGGCCGGAGCGGTACACCGCCGAGGCCCTGGCGAAGATCAAGGCCACCACCTCCTCCATCGGATGGGCCTCGCAGTACCAGCAGAAGCCCACCCCGGACGAGGGAGCCCTGTTCCGGCGCAAGTATTTCCGCTACTTCACCGTGAAGGAGGACGAGGGGCACCTCTTCTACGTGCTCCCCGAGAAGGACGCCGACACCCGCGTGTACGCCGTGGAGGACTGCGCGGTCTACCTCGCCGTGGACACCGCCATGAAGGCCAAGACGCAGCACGACTGGACCGCCTTCGTCGCAGTGGCCGTGACCCCCGACGGGGACTACCTCGTGATCGACGTGGTCAGGGAGAAGCTGGAGATCCCCGAGCAGTATGAGTTCGTGATGGCCCAGCGCGCCCGCCACCCCCTCAACCTCTGGATGGGCATCGAGGACAAGCAGAGCGGCACGGGCCTCATTCAGGAAGCCGAGCGGAACGGCATCCCCATCCTCTCCTTCCAGCCGGTCACCGACAAGGTGGACCGCGCCACCACCGCCGGGCTCCTCTACAAGGCCGGGAAGATCCGGCACCGCCAGGGCGCGTCGTGGCAGTACGCCTTCGAGGAGGAGCTTCTCCAGTTCCCGAGCGGGGCTCACGACGATCAGGTTGACCCTCTGAGCTATCTGGTCCGGGAGCTTGGGGGCGGCACGCCGGGGATCTGCCTGCTGTAACCCGGTATTTCGCCACGACTTGCGGGAATTCGCCACGCTACTCGGTTATAACAGGGGTGAAGAGCTTCCCCGACGAGGAGCGAGTGAATGCACATCCCCATCCTGAGCCGCATCTTCGGGCGTTCCGAGCGCGCCGCCGCTGACGACCCGACCTTCTTCCTCACCCAGCGTACGCTCGCGGCCCTCGGCGGCGCGGGAACCCTCAACGAGCAGCCCATGAGCCAGCATCCGTGGCTCTACCGGGCTATCCGGGTCATCTCCGACGCGATCCTCGAAGCGCCCATCACCGTGCAGACCGGAGAGGGGGACACCAAGCGCGTCGTCACCACCGGCCCCTGGCACAACCTCTTCGAGAACCCCAACCCCGAGTACACCACCCGCGACACCATCGCCCTCACCGTCGTCAACCTGATGCTCGACGGCGAGGTGTTCTGGGTGCTGGACGCCGGGGAGATCACCGGCTCGACCTCCGTCCCGAAGCAGATCGACGTGCGCCGGGGCCGTGAGTTCAAGCCGCTGGTATCTTCGGGAGGCACCCTCGTCGGGTGGGAGTGGACAAGCGGTCAGGGCAACTCCGTCAAGTACGCTCTGTCCGAGGTCGTCCACTTCCGCCTCCCGAACCCCTACAACCCCCGCCGGGGCCTCTCGCCGCTCTCTGCGGCCATGCAGGGCATCCGGACGGACTACAAGGCCGCGCAGTTGAACGAGGCCATCCTCGACAACGGGGCCACCCCTGACGGCATCCTGACCACGGACAAGGCCATCGCCGACCCGCAGGTCAAGCAGATCCGCTCCCTCTGGAACGCGCGCCACCGGGGCAGCCAGAACGCGGGCAAGGTCGCCATCCTCCACTCGGGCCTGAACTTCATCAAGACGGGCCTCGACATGAAGGAGATGCAGTACCTCGAACAGCGCGAGTGGTCCCGCCAGGAAGTCGCCGCCGTCTATGGCGTGCCCCTCTTCCTGCTGACCATCCTCGGGGACGTACACCGGGAGACCAGCCGCGAGAGCCTGAAGCTCTTCTGGCAGAACACCGTCGTCCCGATCATGAAGATCCTCGAAGACTCCATCAACACCCGGCTCCTGCTCCCGCGCGGCGGTGGCAAGCAGACCGCAGCCGTAAGCCCTTCCAGCACAGCCGTTTACGTCGAGTGGGATCTGTCCGGCATCGCAGCCCTCCAGACCGAGGCCAGCGAGCGGATCGGCGTGGCGAAGGAGGAGTGGCGGATGGGCGTGCCCTTCGATGTCATCAACGCGCGCCACAACCTCGGCTACGAGCCCGTCCCTGGCGGCGACATCGGCTGGGTGGACGGGAAGCTGAAGCGCGCCGACGGCACCGACGCCATCGTGAAGGAGGAGCCCCGCGAGGCCGAGCCCATCGAGAACGACCTCGACGTGGAGCCGACCCGCGCGCCCGTCGCTCCCCTCATCGGCGTGAAGCGCATGAGGAACAAGCTGACCGCGTGGCTCCGGGCCGTCCGGAAGGAAGTCGTGCGCTACGCCGACAGCCACACCCAGGACCAGACCGCCGCGTGGCTCAATGGCCGCTCTTCGGACTGGGCCTCGAAGCTCCTCCAGAAGACCGAGCCCGTCACCACCGCCGTCGCCACCGAGTACGTCTCCGGCGCACTCGACGAGATCCTGCTGCGGGCGGCTGTACGGGCGCAGAACGAGAAGAAGCTCAAGCTGGCCCAGAACCTCATCGACGCCCTTCGCGACGCGCTGGGCGGCCCTGAGCGGCCCTCTGACGAGATCCTCGCCGACCTGCGGCTCGTGTTCAACGCTGCGGGCAGTCGGACGCTGGTGATCGCGCAGGCAGAGGCACGGGCCATCGCCGGGGGCATTCACGCCCTCACCGAGACCTACGGCATCGACCAGCCCGAGGAGGGCACCCCATGAAGACCGAGAACGCGCCCGACACCGAGGGCATCCTCATCCAGACCAGCGGGGTCCGCGCCGTCGAAGGCAAGGCCCGCACCCTGAGCTTCGTCGCCTCGACCGAGCAGGTCGCCCGTGACGGGGACATCGTCCGGGTGAAGGGCTACCGGACCGAGAACTACGAGAAGAACCCCGTCTTCCTCTTCGCCCACGACCGGCACTCCCTCCCCGTAGGGAAGACCGTGGCGATCCGGAAGATCACGCGCGGCACGAAGCGGCGTCTGGAGATCGACGTGGAGTTCGCGGGCGACGAGCAGGCCCACCCGCAGGCGGAAGCTGTGTACCGCCTGTACAGGGACGGCTTCCTCAACGCCGTGTCCGTCGGCTTCCGTCGGCTGGAGCGCGAGGCCATGACCCCGGAGAAGCGCAAGGATCTCGGCCTCTCCGACTGGGGCAACGTCTGGACCCAGGTCGAACTGCTGGAGGTCTCCGGCGTTCCCGTCCCCTCCGACACCGACGCCCTGAAGCGCGAGGCCCTGGATGACCTCGTGGCCGTGCGCGGCCTGCTGGAGGACGACCTCGACGAGGAGACCACCGCCCGCTGGGACGAGGCCATCGAGCACGTCCGGGGGCTGGAGGATGACGTAACTCCCGACGAGGACGAGAATTCCGACGATGAGGAGCGGGAAGATCCGCCCTCCGACGGTTATAACAAGGATGCAGAGGTCAGTGCTCTCCGGGCTGCCATCGAGCGGCTCACCGAGGAACTGGCCGAACTGCGGGGCGAAGTGATCGCCCTGCGCGACGCCGACAAGGTCATGAACGACATCGACGAGGAGGAGAGGGCAGTGTCCGACCCGGCACCCGACGCCCTTGAGAACGACATCGACGACGACCCCTACGACCTCTCCGGCGAGATCAACGACCGTAAGAACTGACACCGACCGCCCCCAAGGGGCAAGGACAATCGAAACATGAAGCTCTCTGAGCAGCTTCAGGCGGAACTCAACGAGCAGAAGGCCCGCAACGAGGCCCTCCGCACCGAGTTCGACGCCTTCAAGAACGACGCGGGTGCCGAGAAGGACGCACTCCGGGGCCAGATCGAGGCCACCGAGGCGAAGATCGACGCGATGGAGAAGATCGTGGCCGAGAACGCCGAGCGCGAGCGCGACGCCGAGCAGAACCCGGTCTCCATCACCAAGATCCTCGCGGCCACCGTGGCTCGCTCCAACGGCGAGACCTACGAGGAGCAGTGGAAGGGTGCCGACCACGAGCGCCAGATCGTCGAGCGGGCGCAGGAAGCCTCCGACGACAGCCTGGGCGGCTACATCGTCCCCGTGGCGTACATGGGGAATGAGTTCATCGAGGCGCTGGAGAACGAGCTTGTCGTGAAGCAGGCAGGCGCTCGCGTTCTCTCCGGCCTCTTCGGCTCCCCGGTCGAGCTTCCCAAGCAGACGGGCGGCGCGACGGGCTACTGGGTGCCCGAGAACGACGAGATCACCGCTTCGACCATGACCTTCGGTCAGGTCAAGCTGGAGCCCCACGCCGCAGCGGCGCTGGTCAAGATTTCGAACCGGCTCCTGAAGAACAGCACCCCCGCCATCGACGGGCTCGTGTCCGAGGACATCGCCTACCGCCTCGCGGCGATGGTGGACCTCGCGGCGCTGGAGGGCACCGGAGTCAACGGCCAGCCCCTCGGCATCAAGAACACCACGGGCATCGGCTCGGTCACCTCGACCGCGACGAAGCGCGAGGATGTCTACAACCTCCGGCTGGAGGTCGCCAAGGACAACGCGCTGAAGAACGGCTCGCGCGCCGCGTGGGTCACCTCCGAGGTCGAGTGGGACCGCCTGACGCGCCTCACCGTCGCGGGCACCACCAGCGACATGACGCCGCTGGTCCTCGGCAACATCTCGGCGGGCCACCCGAAGATGCTCCTCGGCTACCCGGTCGTGACCACCAACGCCATCGGGAACGGCACCACGGAGCCGCTGTACTTCGGCAACTGGCGCGAGCTTCTCATCGGCATGTGGGGGAACATCGAGTTCCTCGTCAGCCAGCACCGCTTCATGGAGTTCAACCAGCACGCGATCCGGGCCGTGATGGAGGTGGACACCGCCGTCCGTCACGCCGAGAGCTTCGCTCTGGCCGCGCTCCTGGCGAGCTAATCACCCTGATCCTGAACGGGGGTGGGCGAGTGTCCCGCCCCCGAGCCTCACTGGCGCACATCCGGCCCTCCGGGGCTCCCCACGGCAGGGGTAAAACGCCGCAAGGAAACACGAAGCCATGAAGTACACCGCCCATCAGTTCAACAAGGTGCTGCTCGGTCTCAAGAACGGCAGCCGGACCGCCGCCGCGACCGGGACGCCCGTCGATGTGAGGGGCTACTCTGAGGCCCTCATCATCGTGACCGCTGGCACCTTCCTCGCCGACGCCTCTGTCGTGATCGGCGTCATCGAGGGTCCGACCCTCACCGCCTGCACCGGGGTCATCTCCGGCGCGAGCTTCGACGCCATCGTCCCGGCGAACGACAACCAGCAGCACGTCGCGCGCCTCGACCTCCGGAAGCGCGACCGCTACCTGAACATCAAGACCGCCGTGGCGAACTCCACGGGCCACGTCGCGGGTGTGGTCATCGTCCTGTCCGGCGCGAAGAACCTGCCGACCGGCCAGACCGCCGTCTTCGACATCTGATCGACCGAAGTCAAGCAGGGGGCCGGGTTTACGCTCGGTCCCCTGAGACACCGGAGGCCATATGGACCTGACAACCGTCTCTCGCGTACTGGACCTGATCGAGTATTCCGGCGACAGCCTTGTCTCGGCGTCCACCTTCATCGGCAAGATCATCACGCTCTACAGCGAGTTGGCCGAGAAGCGGATGAACCGGACGGCTCTCGCGGCCTCGACGTTCCAGTATTTCGACGTGGAGGCGGGCGAAGCGCAGGTCTTCGGCCTGACGGCCTACCCGGTGAGCGCGATCAGCGCCGTGTGGTCGGACAGTTCGAGGGAGTACGGGAGCGGCTCGCTCCTCTCCTCGGACACCTACACGCACGACCCGAGGACCGGCATCCTCACCATCGACCGCGCCGGGCTCGCCCTGGGCACCCGGTCGCTGAAGGTGGAGTACACTGGCGGCATGGCGGCGAACACCACGGCTTTCATCGCGGCTTTCCCGATGATCTCCGAGGCGCTCGACCAGCAGGTCGCCTATCACTACGGGCGTCGCGAGGAGCTTGGCTCCACGACCCTGACACTGCCCGGCGGCCAGCGGTCGTTCACGGGCACGGCGAACTGGCTCCCGCTGGTGCGGGATGTCCTCGACGCCGAGAAGAAGTGGCTCTGATGGATCACGTAGGCGAGACCATCCTCGATGACCTGAAGGACGCGCTGGAGCAGATGCGCGTCGGGGGTGGCTACAACTACGACTGGGGCGACGTACTGCGGCAGATCCCCAAGGGCTCCCCGGCCTCCTATCCGGTGTGCTACATCCGCCCCGGCGCGGAGACGCAGGAGCCCCTGGCCTACCCGCTCTACACGCGCCACTGGGAGATCACCATCGTCGGCGTCCACAAGGTACGCGACAACCGCCGGGACGAGCCCAACACGGCTGTCCAGCGGCTGCGCGCGGACATCGAGGCCGCCGTCATGCAGGACTGCACCCGAGGGGGCGTTGCGGTAGACACGCTCATCGTCTCCACGACTCCTCGGCTCGAATTCGATGCCTACGTGGGTGTCGAAGTGAAGATCATCGTCCACTACCGGACGAGGCTGGCCGAGCCGACTGTCTCGGCGTAAAGACGGAGGATGTAACTATGGCGGGACTTCTCAACCGCAAGGCGCAGATCGCGCTGAAGATCGAGAGCGTGGAGGGCACCGAGGAAGTCCTCGCGGCTGCGGACGCCGCCATGCTCGTCTACGACCCGACCTACACGCCGGACATCGCGAAGTTCGTGCGGAACCCGGCCCGGTCGAAGCTCACCCCCCTCGGGTCCGTCTCGGGCCAGAGGAGCGCCGCCATCTCGTGGCGGACCGAACTGAAGGGCTCCGGGGCGCTCACCGCGACCTCGTACCCCTCCTGGGACTCCGCGCTCAGGGCCTGCGGGTTCACCCGCAACGCCGTCTCTGGCGCGAGCGTCTCCACCATCGTCGGCACCTTCGTTCCCGGCGAGACCATCACGGGCGGCACCTCCGGTGCGACGGCGCGCGTGGTCAGCGAGTGGTCCGGCGCGGCGGGCGAGATCCGCTTCGTGCCGACCTCCGGCGCGACCGTGTTCGTCGCCTCCGACGGTCTGGTGGGCAGCGTCTCCGGCGCGACCTGCCACATCTCCGGGCTCACGGCGGACGAGAAGGGCTTCGAGTACCGCCCGACCTCCGCGAACGTGCCCAGCGCCACCGTGGGGCTCTACATGGACGGCCTGAAGCACCCCATCAGGGGAGCGCGCGGCACCGTCGCCATCGAGGCCACCATCGGCGAGCCCGCCTTCCTGAACTTCACGTTCAGCGGCGTCTACAGCGCCGTGACCGCTGCGGCCCTCCTCTCGGGCATCAGCTACGAGGACGTGACCCCGAAGGCGTTCCTGTGCGTCGAACTGAACATCAGCGGGTTCACCCCGGTGTTCGCTTCCTGCACCCTGGACATCGCCAACTCGGTCGAGGGCCGGTCCGACGCGAACGACTGCTCCGGCTTCAAGAGCTTCATCATCCCCGAGCGCGCCCCGACGGGCAGCCTCGACCCGGAGATGGAGCTTCCGAGCACGCACGACTTCTACGCGCTGCTCCTCGCCAACACCACGAAGCGGCTCCACTACAAGCTGGACGACCCGGACGCCACCCCGGCGGCTGGCGAGATCATCTCGGTGTCCGCTCCGAAGTTCGAGTACAACGCGGTCGGCAAGGGTGACCGCGCGGGCGTCCAGATCGCCGAGGTCGAGATCAACCTCGTGGCGGCGGACGTGAGCGGCGGCGATGACGAGCTTGTCATCGCGATGCTCTGATCGACATCTACTGTGAGGTGGGGAAGGGAGTCGGGCTACTGTGAGGTGGGGAAGGGAGTCGGGTGGTCCGGCTCCCCTCCTTCTCATTGCCGTAACTGCTTGGAGGCAGTAGTCTTATGAGCTTCTTCATCAACCCGAACGACGTAGTCAAGGACGCCATCGACGGGATCGACGGCGTCATCTTTCACTTCCGGATCTTCACGTCCGCCGAGATGACCAGCCTCGCCGTGGAGCAGAACCTCTTCATCGGCAAGGACGGCCTCAGCCAGGACGCCATCGGCCACTACCGCAAGGTCATCCGCATGGGCCTGCGCGGCTGGGAGGGCGAGGACGCGCCGGAGTTCAAGGTCGCCGAGGACGGCTACATGGACGAGGAGATGCTCGACAGTCTCCCCTTCAGCTACTGGACGGACCTCTACGCGGCGATCCTCAAGGTCAACATGCCGTCGGAGGAAGACGAGGGAAACTCGCCGTAACCACGGCGGTCGGCTGGGGCCATGTTGCCCCCCGCTGTGGGAATGCGCCGTGCCCGTCCGACTCTCGGGCTCGCAAGATGTTCGGATGTGACCCGGGCTCGGAAGGGAGTCCGGGTTACTCGCTGTACTGCCCGAGGTGTGTGCCGTCGGGCAAGCCGAACCCGAAGTGCCCGAGGTGCGAAGGAACTGGCAAGGTGACGATGACCCGCTGTCCGAACCGTTGCATGACGCAGGACGCGCGCCAGATGTACAGCGCCTTCGGCTGGTACCAGCAGGGCCAGTTGCCCCTGGCCGGTGGGATGCTCGATCAGGCCCACTCCTACGTCAAGGCGATGGAGATCCTGAGCGTGCTCGACGGGATGCACCAGAAGATCCAGATGGAGAAGACCCAGAATGGCTGACCCGACCCTCTCGCAGCTTGAAGCCCTCCTCCGGGGCATTCAGAGCGACGTGCCGCAGGAGTTGGCCTCCGACTTCGACGCGCTGTCTCGGTCCCTGACCGCGACCACCAAGTCCGGCACCCAGAACCTCGCGCAGATCAAGGCCAACATCAAGGCGTTCGAGCAGTGGGAGAAGGCCGTCAAGAAGTACCAGAAGACGGCCGATGGGTCCACGCACGCGGCGAAGGCCCAGCTTGCCCTCATCACCTCCCTCACCGCCGCCTACAGCAAGCTCTCCCTCGAAGCCACCAAGGCCGCCGCCGCCCAGTCGAAGGCCGCGCACGCCGCCAAGCTGTCCGCCGCTGCCGCCGAAAGGGCCGCCAAGAAGCAGCCGAGGTTCCCCGGGGAGAAGGGTTTCCACGAGAAGGCCGTCAAGGACATCGGCAAGGTGCTGAAGGGTGCCGCGTCGGATGTGCCCGCCGAGTTGGCCGAGGACTTCGTGAAGCTCCAGAAGGCCCTGAAGGTCGTGGCCGAGGAGGGCGTCCGCACCGAGGCGTCCCTCTCCACGCTGGTCAACGCCCTGGTGGACTGGAACAAGGCCATCACCAAGTTCGCGATGAGTGGCAAGCAGGTCTCGGTCGGCTTCCACACCATGTCCAAGGAGATCCGGGGCCTCTCGAAGGACTTCACCAACCTCGAAGACATGGCGCGGATTGCCTTCAAGGGCATCGTCCAGAACGCCGAGAACGCGAAGAAGAAGTGGAAGCGCGGTCGCCCGCAGATCATCCCCCCGATGTGGGAGGGACATGAGGGCAG